TAAGTGTTGAGAGTGTGATGTCGCCCGGCAGTGAGATGTTGACGGTTGCGTCACCGTTGTGTTTGTACAGTTTGCCGTCCATCAGCGAGTACAGGGTGTTGTCGAACTGTGTGAAACGGACGAACGTTGTTGCCGGGTCAGGGTAGGTGCCCATCGCGACGGCGGTTCCGGTCCCGTCGAGTGGGATTCTGTAGGGGGAGTCGCCGACGACGACGATCAGGTTTTCGCCGTACACGTCGAAGCCGACCGGGCCTGGTACAACGGTGCTGGTTGGCAAACCCGTGTAGGGCAACATCTTGAATCCAGGACGGACCCCGACGAGACCGGATTCGTACAGCATGACGTTCTGACCGGAGAACGTGTTGTTGTTGGCTTTGGCCGGGTCGATGACGCCGTAGTCGCCACCTGAGAAGTCGTCAAAGCGGACGATGAAGTCGGATGCAGCCATTCATCACACCCAGTTTCCTGCGCGGATGTGCTTTTGGAGTGGACGTGTCGAGGCGCGTATGTCCTTCTGCATTCGTGCCATGCCTTCTTGGAACTCGAGCATGTGGACTGCTGCGGATGGCCGGTCGTCTTCGCGTGTCGAGCAGAGTTGTGAGGCTTTGGCGACGATGGTGCCGACGTGTTGGGGTGGGAGCCGGATGATGTCGGTGTCTTCGGACAGCAGTTTGGGTGCCCGATAGTAGATGTGGGTGAAGTCTTGTGGTGTGGTGTTGGCGGGTGCGAACTCGATGGAGTCATCGATGATGCACCAGTAGGAGGGGCTGCCCGTGTTCACGTCCTGACGGAGACCTTCGAGGTCGTAGGACACGCATTGCTCGAGGGGTGTGCCGTGAGCGTTGACGATGGCTCTGGTAGCACGCCAGTCGGAGGGGACGGGGACGGCGTGGGCGTTGGCCGGTATGGTCAGGGTCGTTTTGGTTTCGTTCCACGGCCAGCGATGTGCTTCTTCGACGGCGAGGATCGCAAGGTTGATGTTTGCGTCGATGAGCGGATCCGGGAAGTAGTCGTCGTGCATGGGAATGCCTAGACGATCGCGGACCAGTTTGCGGATGAAAAGCAGAGAGGTTGCCATCGGTCAGTACCCCTGTCTGATCAGCGCACGTCGGAGCCGTGGTGCGATCTCCTCGGCCACCCATTCATCCTGCATGGCCTGTTGGCGTTCATCGATGCGATCGTTGTGTTCGGTGACTTCTTTGTGGAGGTCACGTTTCGGGTTGCGGCGCATGTCGATCTGGCAGAGCCGCACCAGGATCCGTTCGTCGAACGGGTAGCCGGGCGGTGACTTGTCGATCAACGATTTGCGGCCGTTCTCTTCGTTGCGCCACAGTTCCCAGATCGTGCCGGCCGGTGTTGCTTCCGCCACGACAAACAGGGCCGGGTCGCCTTCCCAACCGATCGTTGAGTCTCCGTAGTGGAGTTTCTCAATGAACCAGTCGGCAACCGAGTCGTGCCATACGCACCGAGGACCATCCCAATGAGGGATCCGAAGAACGGGCTCTGGTGCGTATGGCTGACCCATGATCAGGCGACCGTGATGCCGCTGATCTTGGTGTGCGCGTTGCGTCCGTCAGTCGCCACTTCCATGTAGCAGAAGAGGGTTCCTTCGTAGGCGTCGGTGTTCGGCACACGATTCAGGATTGCTCCGTCCTCCTGCATGAACTCCCAGTCGGACATCCGATAGTTCTGGAAGCGGCGCATCGTGAGCCCGTAGGCAACACCAACTTCGGTCATGTCCTTCTCGTACACCATGTTGACGGTGTTCGCTCCGGTCTGGCCCTGTGACATGTCGGTGATGTCGAGACCCGAGTAGCCACCCTTCATCTCGTTGGTGGTCGGGAACCGCTTGAGTGAAGTCAAGAGGCCGGCGACACCACGATGAATCTCGGGGGTGGTGATCCAGGTGTCGAGCTGCTCACCGGAGTTGATGTTCACTTCCTGTGACGCACCGATGAACATGTCTTCGGAGACTGCACCGGCAGAGGTGAGCTCGTAGGATGCCCAGTCGCCCCAGTCGTCGGGATCGATGCCCCAGAGCGCACCAGTGGCGGAAACCTGGGCCTTGAGACCGGTGATCTCCTTCTGGGTTGTGCCGGTGCCGGCTGAACCTGCACGGGTCACGATGTCGCCGGTGACCGAGGTGATTGATGCGGTGAGCACGATCTCTTCGGCGGCACGGTCCACCGACAGGATGGTTGCGGCTGCAACCGAGTCGGTCGGGTTGGACGCATCGGAACCGATGTCAACCAGCATCCCCTTGGCGAACTGGCGCATGACGCCAGGGCCGGCTCCGACGAGCAGCACGGTTGCTGACACCTGACCGGTTGAAACCACTGCGATTGTGCCGGTGCCGTCGCCGTACACCTGACGGTTCAGGTCGTTGCGAAGGTCACGGACAATGCCGTTGGTTTCGGACTGGACTGCTCGAGCGAACGAGCCCCGATCGGATCCCATCGAGCGCATGACCGGCCCGGAAATCTGGATGCGACCGTAGTTGTACTTCAACTGCACGCGGGATTCTGCGTACTGCTGGGCACCGGCCGTGGGAAGCGTGCCGAGCTCTGCTCGAGCACCGACTCCCTGGTTGCGTCCGACGTTGATGGAGAGGACCGCAGCGCGGCCTTCGACATCTTCGGAGTTCATCTCCATCTGCGAGAGCAGGAAGATTTCGTTGTTGAGCACGGAGCGGATGCCGGGAAGGTAGAAGTCCTTGAGGACGGCATCGGCATCTGTGCGGTTGAGACCGACAGACATGGTGACCCCTTTCGAGGGTGAAGAGTGATTTGTGGATCTGCTCACGTACCAGACGTGTCAGCATCAACGAACCGCACTCCCGGTGCTGTCGTCTTCTTCGCAGTCGGCTCCCGGCCTTGGGTTCAGTGTAGACACACAGGGTCGGCCGACACCATGATCACACGCGTTGGCGGCCTGCCAGGAATGCTTTGGCGGCGGCGGCTGCTTCTTCCATGCTGGTGATCGGTGTATCCGACTGTCCTGCGAAACCTCCCGATGGTGCCACCTTCGGGTTGATGCCGTTGCGGAGACCCATGTTGTAGTCGTCGATGATTGTTTGACGTTCCGCTTTCATGATGTCGATGGCTTTGGCGACATCACCCTCAGCGGCAGGGTCGTTGTTTGCGATCCACAGCACCTTGAAATTGTCGGCTGTTCCCTTCGGCCATCCAGCTTCGGCGATCTGTGCATGGACCGCTTCGATGGCCCGGTCGGTTTGTGCCTGCTGGTCGCGTGCTGACAGTTTCTCATCGACGAGTGCCTGCACGGCTTCGGGGGTCAATGCTTCCATGTGGTCGGTTTGCTCGAGCACCTCGATGGCCTCTGCTTTCTCTGCTTCTGTAGATGTGGGGTCACCAAGGACGTTGTTGGCGATGGTACGGAAATCGGCGGCGGTCGCTTTGGGATCGTCAAGCCATCGGGCACCAAGGTCTACCCAGGTGTTGCGGTCCTCGTCGCTGTACTGCTCGAACGGTGCGTAGCGGGCTTCGAGTTCGGTGGCTCGTTCTCGGGCTTCACGCGCTGCGATGCGTGACTTCGCTGCTTCATCGCGTACTTCGGCCATCTCTTCATAGGTGTAGGCCCGTCTGGGTTCGGCGGTTTCTGTGTCCGTTGTTGGTGGGACAACTTCGGCGGGTGCCGTCGTTTCTCCAAGTCCCGTGTCACTCATGGTTGCTCCTCAGTTCAGGTTGGTACTGGGCCTTGTGTTGACATCGGTTGGCCGGTGTCAGGTTCTTCGTTCGGTGCGGCTTCTTCGATTGCGCCTTCCATGTCGCCTTGCGGCATGGGACCGGTTGCGCCGGGACCGGCCTGTTGCATCATCTGTGCTTGGGCTTGGGGTGAAATGCCCATGCCGGCACCGGGAGGACCGGTCGTTGACGACGGGGCGAAGGCTGCGAGTCCTGCTGCTTCTGCGAGTGCTGTCTGGTCCATTGCCGATGTGGCTGCGGTTGGCAGTGCTGCTGCGAGCGGCGACACCGACGCTGCGTTGGCCTGCTGCGCCATCTGATCTGCTGCATACAGTTCGTGCGCCATCATGTGCATTCGGATCAGTTCCTGTATCTGCTGGTCGAGATGTTCGTAACGTTCGGATCGGCAGAAGTTGCGGTGATGGAAGATGTGGTTGGTGTGGTCATCGATGACATCAACGGTGCGCGGGTTGCCGGCTGAGAGGAACGCGTTTTCTCGGAGAGCTCGAGCAGTGTCGGGGTCGGTGGCGTTCAACAGCATCGACTGGTTCGGCAGGTCGGCAACCTTCGACAGCTCCAGCGGTGACTGGATGACTCCACGGTCGTACAACTGCAATGCCCAGGCTGCCTGGGCTGCACGGCCACGGGTCGAGTGGGCATCGGCGGGAACTTTGGCGTTGGTATGACCGGCGATGGTGTTCCCGGACCAGGCGATGAGTTGCGGGATTTTAGCGTCAGGCATTTGGATGCCGGCCTGGCGGGTGTCCTTGACGTTCACCTCATACATCTGCAACACCTGGGTCGCGACCCGACCCCACATGTCACTCAGGTTCTTACCGAACCGGCCGACCGGGGTGTCGTCATTTTCGGACAGGATCGACAGGGCGATACCGGACTCGATGCCTGCGGGTGCGTTGCCTCGAGACACGTCATGTCCACCGAGCACGTCGTCCATTGCGTCACCCAACATGCCGGGCTGCTGAATCCACCAGGCGGGCATCGAGGGGGGTGCTTCATACAGTGGGCGTTGCCCGTTGACCGGGATGTATTCGACTGACTCGCCGGGAAGATCGGACAGATCGGCCACGTTGTCCACAGATCCTTCGGGGATCCACAGGCGGGCGTTGCCGGCTTGCTTCATGTGTTCGATGATCGAGGACCATGACGCGTTCATCGCGGCTTGGATCGGAACGGCATCGGTGACCGGGGTGTGCCCGTACCAGCGTCCGTGGATCGGTTGGACCTTGGCGATACACAGGTTCAGTTTGTCCCGGAACGGGAACGGCCAGGGTGCGACATCGACGAACTTGTCGTTGACGACGGTGGCGACACGGCCAGGTTTCTGACCGCGTGGACGTTCGTAGTAGACGTACACCATCGTCAATGGTGCGAGCGAATTCTGTTCGCCTTCGGACATTCTCCACACGGTGTCCACAGCCCGTGCGTCTGCTTTCGGCAGGTCTTTCAGGTCATAGTGCTCTTGCACATCGGCGGGTGGGAGTGCCATGCCCCGGATCCACCAATACCCTTTTTCGGCGTTGCGGGTGCCGGGCTCGACAGCGATTTCGTGGATGGAGAGGCAGGTGATTTTGGCGTCCCCGGCGAAGATCAGTTCCCCGGTTTCAGGGTCTTGGCCGATTGGTTCACCAACGGTGTCATCCCATTCGGTGCAGATCCCGCCGACTCCACCGATCCATGTCGTCATGGCATGGTCGTAGCGGATGTCTTCCCAGTCCTGTTCGTCGTGGGCCTGGTTGGCTGCGGCCTCGGCAACCTTCGATGATTGGATGGCCTGGTCGTCGGGGGTGTCGGGCATCACCTCGAAGGTGAGTTCGTTCTGTGTCATCTTCGCGATGAGTCGGTTCGAGTCGGGGCCGATACGGGCGATCGTGGCACGGACCCGTTCGGGTTGGCGTGGGAGTTCCTCGAGCCGACCGGAGCCACGGTTCCAGTACACCCAGTGCTTGTTCAGGATGAACCGTTGGTTGAGTGCGGCCTGTTCTCGTTCGGCACGCATGGAACGTTGCGCGTGGTCCCATTTGTCCCGGATCTTGCGGGGCGTCAACTCGTCGATGGGGTCGCCGGCAGTAGACGACTCTGGATACGCATACAGATCCGTCATGGCTCGCTACTTTCTACAGCCCCTCGGGGAGCGTGGGTACATGTTCGCGTGATGGTTGAGGCCCGTCTTGACGTTTGGCATCCATGCGGTCGAGGGCGACGACATCTCCGACGTGACGGGCGATGGCACGGTCGGTGAGGAACCGACGCTCCGACACCCACTCCTTACGCTCTCGAGCATGTACTCCGATGAGGAAAGAGATTGTCGCCATGAGGCAGAACACCATCACGGCGAGCACGATGGCAGCGTCACTCACGCGTCCACCTCTTCACGCGCCACAACGAATCCTTCCATCCTCATGTTGCTGATCAACGTCTTCAATCGTGCGAGGTCGGCGGTGAGCACTTCGATGCGTTCCTCTGCGTTGACGAGCTCGAGTACTTCTTCGTCCTTGCGGATCTCGTAGCCGAGTTTGCGGACGGCCATCAGGATCGTGTCTTCATGCACGCACAGCATTCCGGTTGCGGGGAGTGTCTCGAGGTCCACCTGGAAGTCGAGGACGCGTCCCTCTTTGCGTCGGCCGGTCACGAAGTCGGCGTTGCGGGCGGTGTACTTCGGGAACGTTGCTTGCACTTTCATTCGGACACCTTCTTCTTCCTCTTCGGCTTCGGGGCTTCCTCATCATCTACCGAGTACGTCACGGGCTCGCTCTCGACGGGCGGTGCGACTGGGCCGGGGACATCGACGTGGATCGATTCGGTTCCTCGAGTCACGACGTAGTGACCGGGGTAGGCCACTGGGATGACGGGGAAGTTGACCGGGATCGACACGTTCATGTCCACGATCGGTGCGTTGCATCGGATGTTGAATCCTCGAACGTCACGATCGGCATGTTCGATGAGGATGCCGAGACCGTCTGAGGGTGAGGTTGCGTTCCAGTCCATGTAGACACAGTAGCTAGATCGCACCGAGTACAGGGTGGAGTCTGCTGTTGGTTTGCTTCTGCATCTTCTGGACTTTCTCCCACACGATCTCGTCAGGGGTCTGCGCCGGCTTCATGTGGTGTTTGCCGCGCACCTGTCGTTTCACCAACTCTGAGGCTGCGTATGCGGTCACGTCAACCATGTCGTCGTGGTCACCGGACGGGAACATGGTCATCTCGTCGAGGTAGTCATCAAGCCATGGAGCGTTGGCCGGCATCCATAGTCGGCCTTGTTCGGTGAGTGCCACAGCAGTTTCGGCACGAGCGACCTTGTTCTTGTCGGGGATCAACCAGCGGACGACGACTCCTCGTCGGGTGGCTTCCGCGAAGAGGGAGAGGGTGGCCGAGATTTTCTCGAGGCCGATCCATCGGGGTTGGTTCTCTCGCCAAACCCTTTCCATGAGGGGTGCATGGTCCGCGCCCTGAACTCTGATGCGGCGCATATCAAGCAGCAGCAAGTCTCCAAGCCCATCGACTGTCGGCGGGACGGCCCATGTAGCGATGGCTGTGAAGTCACTCCGTTTCCCTTCTGCGTAGGCGGTGTCCATCGTAGAGAACACCATGCAGTCGTTCGCGGCAACAAGTCGCTCACCCAACTGGTAGGTCTTCTCACCGAACAATGTGTCCGACCGGTAGGAGTGGAAGTTAGCGCGTTTGAAGATGCCACCACCGATGGCGATGGGTCGCTGCTGGTAGAGGGCGGGCCAGGCGAGTGGTGACGTTTTGCGAATGTTCTCGAGTGCCTGTTCGTTGTAGAGGTCGGGGCAGAGTGCTTCACCGGGGCGGCGTCCGAGCTCGTCGTCGTCTTCGGCGATCGCCGGGAGATGGAGCCGGTGAATTCTCATGCCGTAGTCCTCGGCGCTCAACAGGCGACCCATCAGATCATCCATGTGCCACCGCGACATGATCAACAGATATTTGGTGCCCGGCCCCATGCGTCGGGTCGTCCACGTCGAGTCCCACCATTCCCAAGCGTCCTTACGGAACGTCGGTGAGTCGGCTTCCTTCTTCGACTTCACCGGGTCGTCACATATAAGTAGGTGTCCACCCTTGCCGGTGATCGGACCGAGCGCGCCGGCCGTGGACATGCCGCCACCCTGCTCGAGTTCCCAGGCGTCCTGTGCCCACACATCTTTCTTCGGTGAGATCCCGTACTGAGGGCCGAGGTCTTTGAGGATGTCTCGAACCTTGCGGCCCCAGCCGCGGGCGAAGTCTGCTTCATACGATGCGAGCAGTACACGTTTCTGTCCTTGGGAGCGGGCGATGTACCAGGCCGGTGTGAACTTGGAACACAGTTCTGATTTGCCGTGACGGACGGGCTGATCGACGAGGAGGAGGTCGCA